GCCTGTTAATCCTTTAGCACCTGTGTCACCTTTAGCTCCGGCTGGTCCTTGACTTCCTGTATCACCTTTAGCTCCAGTAGAACCAGTGTCACCTTTGTCACCCTTTGGTCCGGGTGTTAAAGATATTGTATCTACATCATCAATAATAGCATCTATCTTGCTCATAGCTTTTTTAATTAATGCAGTTTCGTGAGTATCATCCATTCCTGTTCCATCAGTGGCATTATCAAATATATCTTCAAATTCAGAAATCTTTGTTGTTATTTCAGCATCAGTTTGTTTTGTATCATCTAATGCAGAGCCTTTATATGTTGTAAATTTCTTTGGTCTAGCCATTATGATTTTTTAACTCCTGTAATTACAAATACGCCACGAAAATATCTTGTAGAAGCATTAGTTGTATTTGTTGATTTTCTTAATTGTGGTACAAGTACATCTCCTTCTGCAACACTAACATTTAAAGAATAGTTTCCTTGTTTATTTCTTCTACCTGCAGTCCAAGATGAATTAGCTAGGTATTGACTTGGTGTTATATTAGCAATAGTTATGTTACTACTTTGATTAGCACTCCAATTAGGAGTACCTTTCTTTAATACTAATTGTAAAGTTTCTGTGGTAGTTGATGTTCCTGCAATATAGCATTGTTTAATTGTAAAAGGGTATGGAGCAATAAAACAAGGATTCTCAGAATCTAATAAATATGTTCTAGACGAACTAGAAGAAGTACTCCAATTATAGTAATTCATTCCATATGTTAAACTAGGATAATAGTAATATCCATATCTCATAAACCATTGACAACTCCACTGCCAAGAAACTTCTCTTTCATAGTTAGATATACTACCACCACTTACATTCATATCTGAGTTTAGATTAGCATCACCTTCAATATCTAATTGCCCACCTATTTCAGTACTTCCTTGAGTTGTTAATTGCCCAAAACTTACATTATCACCTGAGCCTAATCCTAAATTAGTTCTAGCTCCTGAAGCAGAACTTGAACCTGTGCCACCATTAGCAACTGATAAGTCTGTACCACTCCAATTGCTATTACTTACAGAAGTTAAACCAGTATCGGGAGGTGTCGCCCAAGTAAATGTTCCATCTCCATCAGACCTCAGATATTGAGAAGTCGTTCCGTTTCCACTAACTTGTAATTCAGATGCACCAACTGCTGAACTACCTATTGCATCAGAACCTACTACACTTGTTGCAAATTTAGAAGGATGGTCAATTGCACCTGTTGCTAACTTTCCTCCTGTTACATTAAGGTCTTTTATCTTAACTGTTGTTACTGCGGCAGTTCCTATCTTATCTACATCTATTGCACTATTTGGTATGCTGAACTGAGTTCCAACAAGTTGTAAGCCACTTCCAGAAGAATATGTAGTATTAGTATTAGTATCTGGTGGAGTAGCCCAAGTCATTGTACCATCTGCATCTGAGCGTAAGTAATTAGAAGTAGTACCATTACCAGATACTTTTAATTCACTAGCTCCTATAACATTATTAGAAATATTAGCAGTTATTTCATTGTTACTTGTAACATAATTTAAATCGCCATCTACAAATTCTATATTATATGCACTACCAGAACTTGGAGTAACTGTTATTCCACCTGCAGGATTGTTATCATAAGCACTAAGCGTATAAGTAGTATTAGTATTAGTATCTGGTATAGTTACTGAGTTGCCATTACTTATACTTAAAGAACCACTACTAAAACTTAAAGTTTGTGAATCAGTTTGAGATGTTAAATATCCAGCTTGAGAATGGTCACCCCAATCGTATGCTTGTTTCCAATTCGCACTTGTACCATCGTGATGAGAATTTATTTGACCACTATCGTCAAAATAAGTTTCGTAACCTGCAATACCAACATATAATTGAGTAGCACTATCTGTTCCTCTGATATGAGGTTGAGCAGTACCCGAATGAGAATAGAGTTCTAGGTTTCTATTATTACTACGATTTTCAATTCTAAGCCTAGAGTGAGCGTTACTATCAATCATAATATTGGCATCCCAGCCACCATCATTATTTGACGAACTATCGCCTACATATAAAAATGGGGAACTACTACCTACATTTACTTGACCCGTAAATGATGCTCCACTAAGATTTGCTTTACTAGTAAGGTCTCCTTCTACTACTAATCTTTTCCAACTAGCCATTAGTAGGTTCTCCTGCTTTTACTTGTTTGGCAAAATGTTTTTGCATCTTTTCTATAAGTTTCCCAAAGACTAAGGCGTCTTTGCCTTGTATTGTTGCTAGGTGCATTGCGTTTACTATTGCGTGTGTTTCATTGGCATCAAGCTTTATGTTCATTATTCTCTCCTTATTTTGGGGGGCATAAAGCCCCCCTTATGTTACTTTCTATACATAGATATAGAGTTTATTGTTTGTTGTATCTGAGAAAAATAGTCCAGCTCCACCATCAGGTACTCCACTTGGTGCGGCAGTTCCATAATCCATAACAGATATTGCATAATCTGTGTTGCTAGTACTCTTGTAGTCTGATGCTGTCCAACCAGTTAGTTTACCACTATTATCCCATTTAACTTCTGGAAATTCATTTTCAGTAGCACTTACTTCTATTTGAATACCTGCGTGATTACCAGTAGTAGTAGTAGGACTTGCTACATTTGCAAGTTTTACTAACTTATCTTCTACTTCTAATGTAGCAGTATTTATAGTTGTAGTAGCTCCACTTACTGTTAAATCCCCTGTTACTACTAAGTCATTACCAATAGTAACCACATCATCAGAATCACCAATAGTAACTGCATTACTACCGAATCCACCAGCCAATCTAGTTTTAAGATTTGCTACACTAACATCAGTATCTGTATTTGTAACTGAATTGTTTACAGTACCAAATGAATCTACTGTTAAACCACTACCAACCTTGATACCACCAAGTGCACTAGTAGTTGCCGCAGGTAGAGTGTAAACAGTATCAGTATCAGTTGATACGAAATCTATAGTTCCATCAGAATCCTGATATGTTACAGAAATATTTGTTTCAGTATTTCCAGTTAACATAGCCCCTACAATGTCCTGTACTCTTTCAGCACTAATAGTTGCTGTTATTTCATCTCCACCACTATTTACTGTATATGTTAAATCACCCTCAACAAGTCCAACATCTACATTCGAACCTGCACTTGGATTTAACCTTATTATTGCCGCTGGGGCATTGTCTACAGCTTCTATTGTATATGTAGTGTTAGTGTTTGTAGCAGATAGTACCGAAGAAGCATTGATACTTAAATTAGGACCTACTTTTATACCACCTAGTACTGTATTTGATGCTGTAGGTAATGTGTATACAGTATCAGTATCTGTTGCCCACTCTATACCATCGTTACCACTATTTAATTTTAGTACTTTTCCTGCTCCGTTTCCGGTGCCCGCTCCGATGCCTTTATGAAGTTGTCCTAAGGTTATCTCTTCATTCTGATAGGTGGCATCATCAGCGGTTGTTATTATTTGTTTCCAACTTGCCATTTCTGAACTCCCTGTTATGTTAGTTTATCTAACTGTGATTGTAATTTCATTTTGCATATCACAGCTAGTTCTAGTGCTTGACCACTATGTTTAGATACTTCCATTAACTGGAGTAAGTATCCTACCTCCTTAATAGACAGGGAATTATCTTTAGCTCCCCCTTGTGCTGTTTTAGCTACAATACTCTGACTACCTTTAAGTTTTTGTGTTATACTCATACGCCTATGTATAGTTTTCCACTATTAGTAAAATGTAATCCACCAGCTACTGCTGTAGGACTACTTGCTTGTTTTTTTAAATGCAATGTTCCGTTTACATCTAAGCTAAGCATTGATACAGAATTGTTCTCTATTTCAAATAAGTTACCAGAACCTACTGTACTTGTTGTTGTAAACTTTAACCAAGCTAAATCATTGTTTATACCGGTGTGACCACCACCTATAACTAATTCTACATCAGCAGTTCCATTATCTCTGTAATATTTACCATCTGAGTCTTTATAGAAGACTAAGCTTTTATATGCATCTTTTACCTTATTAGGGTAACTTAAACTACCTGCCATTACGCATTACTCCAGTTAGTTGTTGTTGGTTGACTTACGGTTGCATATGATGTAGCAATAGGAGTTCCTGCTGATGAAAAAGTAGTTGCAGTTAATTTTGCTATAGTCTGAATAAGATTTCTATTAAAATAGTTATCTATATTTACTTTATTAAATGCAATATTTAACAAGTTAAAGCTACTGTCACTATCGAAATAATCAAGTTCCATTAAAAGTCTGTTCCTTGTATTGTTTTAAATGTCCCTGTTCTTGCTCTATAAGCATACTTTCTTCCGTTCTTTACATCATCTTCAAATTTACCATTAAAATATTGTGCCATTTGTATACCCTGAGGAGTTGTCTCATACCCTATAGCTATTGCTTTATTAACTAAAGACTGATGAAACTGCTCTGGTATCTCAGGTATTTGTGCTTCCCAAGCATCATTAGCTGAAGGTAAAGCAAAATGGTCTGATTTTTTATAGTAGAATACAGTAATTTCTTTACCAGCAACAGTTGAGTCTGGAGAAATAAACTGGTTCTCTTCTGTTTGTGATTCATCATAATAACCAACCCATATTGCGTCACGCTCTGTCCACCATACCCATTGTTTTATACTAGCCATTATGTTAAATCCCTTTTAAAAGGTCTACCTATAAATCTTTTAATTTTTTTACCATCTAAATCTACTGCTTTAATTTCCATTATCTGGTCGGTATTATTAGCTACAGATAAACTATAACCTCTTTGGTCTTGTACTAGTGGGAATTGGACTGCATCTTCTAACAGTCTAGTTCTAGAGCAATATTCATCTTGTGCTCTATTAACCATCTTCACAATCTCTTGTGCCCCTATGTTAGGGTGATGTTGCTGTACTAGTTCAACGATTTCCTTTAACTTCATTTACCGATTCCTCCTCCCAAGTTTTTTCTTTGAGAGTCAAGCTCAGGTGTGGAGATTAAGCTCCAAGCTTCTTGTATTCTCCCCACTACTAGTTGCAATTGACCTGTTAGCCATTGATAATCTGTGTTTAACTTACTAATAATTGTTCCAAATAACTGAATCTTTTTTGCTAAATTTGCTTGATATTCTTGGAGTGCTTGTCCAGCTTCAGCACTTTCTTTACTGATTTCAGCTTGGTATTTGTTTAATTCAGCACTATGTCCTGCTAATACAGCTTGTGCTCTTTGTAGTTCTTGCCCTGCAGTTTGTAGTGTTCCACCTAACATTTCAGGGTCTTCATCTACTAACCATTTTTGTGCAGAATAAATATCTGTTCCACTACCATCTACATTAACATCCCCACCTATACCTGCAACATCATCTATTAAAGCTTGTGCTTTATCTACTGCATCTTGATAATCTGCGTGTATACTTGGTAGAGTAGTAGTCACTCCTATAGAATCGTTAAAATCAGCTATTGCATCAAATACTGTTGTATCTGAATCTAAATCTGTTGGTAGCGTTGCTGAAAAGCTACCCAGTCTTTGTATAATTACTTCTCTTGAAGCTATTAATACTAATAAATTTTTTAATGAATCCGGCATATTAACTACTGTTTCAGCACTATCATTTACAGCTCCCGGAATTACCTTAGTAATTTTAGCTGACTCTGTTGCTGTTGGAGTAGGAAATACTTCTACAGCTCCTTTATCAAAAGTATAAGCTGGTGATGTTTTTGGTGCAAAATATAAACTATCTACATCAGTAACTACATTCTTAAACTTCATATCTATTGGAATACAATTTCTAGTTTTATTATTTGTACTATCGTGTCTAGTTACATTTAATATTAAACTATTTACACCTGTTTGTAAGTCTGTATCTGAAGCACCAGTAGCTTCTACTTCACTAGACATTGCATTTAACATATTAGGATTTACCTGTGATATAGTACCTATAATTTCGTGCTGTGCATTAAGTAAAGCTATTGCTATAGTATTTGTATCATTCTTAGCTGGTGTCCCTGTAATTTGTCCTATCTTAGCTGTAAAACTCATTGTGACCTCCTGCTTGTAGGTACTCCATTCCAAGACCTTGCTGAGTCAGTTTGCCAATTAGCGTACTGATTCATTGTAGGGTTTTCTATATCAAAGTACTTTCCCCATTGTCCTAGTTGCTCTCCACTTAGTTTATCTAATGGTGTTTGTGATGCATCAAAAGGTAATTGTCCCGGTGTTGCTTGAGTTGGTCCAGCCATTCCTTGCTGACCTGATTGTTCATCAAGTGTTATAGCTCCATCCATATTTCCATCTGTACTTGCTTGTACAACCGTAGGCTCAGCCATAACTGTAGGTGTTACTCCTCCAATATCTTTATTTGATACATACT